CATTATCAGGTAATATAGTATCGCCATTAAGATAAGCGCTAGCTGCTTGGTTTGCTTGCATATCATTAAAATTAGGATTATCTTTCTTTATTTGATTGATAAGTCCCATTATCTCTTTTTGTCCTGCTCCAGCCCCCGCACCACCAGAATTTAAAAAATTAGAACGTGCATTTTGATATTGCCTATTAGATTCAGCATTAGCAGGCAATTCTTTTGCCTGTTCTTCAGTCAGTTTTGATTGTGCTTGTGCGTGTGCAACTTGAGCTATCCTTAAAGCGATTTGAGATGGAATGCCTTGAGTTAAAGCATTTTTATATGCGATTTCAGCAATTGCTTGAGGCCCTGTATATTTAGCTTGCTCACCAGCATGAGCCGCTTGAGCATTTCTTAAAGATATTAAAGATGGCACTGATTGAGTTAATGCATTTTTATAACCTATATTAGCCTCTGCTTGTGGAGCTACATATCTAGCTTGTTCTTGTGCTTTTTGAGTTAATGCATTTCGATAAGGAATACCGGCCTGTTTATACCCTAAATTTGCCTCAGCCATTGGTTGAGCATACTGTAATTGTATCTGTTTTAAACGGTTTTCTAAATTACTTTGACTCAAGGCATTCATACCTTGTAATGCTGTTACAATACCGCCTCCTGCGTCCGTATCAGGTATAACTTTAGGTAATGGTAAAGCCATATTCTATCTCCAATTATCCAAATATGCCATTAGTAAGCATTTTTATGCCCCCACCGATCATATTAGACCAATCATTTTGTTTTCCAGCTTCTTTGCCATATGCAGCATCACCCATCATTTGGGCTAAATTATTATAAAATTGTGTCATAGAGTCCGCAGCATGAGAACCAGTATTGATTAAATTTTGTTGACCTTTTCCATATTCAGAATTAATACCTAACACATTTTGTAGCCAACTATTCATATCTTGTGATGCAATATTGCCAGCATTTTGTTGTGCTTGTTGAAGATATGGAGTACTTCCAATTAAGCCACCTGCTGATGCAGCATTAACTCCTGCATTATTAGCTTGTTGTGTTAGGTATTTAGCTTGTGGAGATTGCGAATAACCACCCATCAAGTTATTAATAAAGGCAGATGGGTCTTTCATATTTTTAAGCCAATCTTGCAACATAGGGATCGCAGAATGTCCTGCATTTATGAAAGGATTTTGTGCTCTTTCGGTATTTCCTTGAAATTTAGCATATTGTTGCATGGCTTCATCATAAGGTGCTCCACTATTTCCAAAGAGTCCAGATAAAAAAGATGAAAGTCCTGCGCCAGAGCCACCAGTACCAGAATTTAAAAAAGACATCATATTAAAGCCTTATGGATATGAAATCCATGAACCATTTGAATAATACTGTTGTTTGCCCGTAGTACTATTATACACATTTTGACCATTTAAAGGATTTTCCAATACATTAATTTGCGCTTGAGTCAATTGAGGAAAAAATACACCACCAGAAGTTAAATAAGTTATTAGCGTCTGATAATTAGTAGCTATAGAATCCAACCAAACGGATGATAATTTAAAGGTATCTGCTTTTATCAGTGGATCATATAAAGGAAATTCATCAAAATCATTCATTGTGGCAATACCTCAAATGACCAAGCTGCTCCCAAAATAATATAAGGAATTGCAGCATAAAATTCTATTTTTGTTAAAAATGGCTGTCCGCGTTTAGTAGCGCCCAATTTTCTCCATACAGTTCTGGCTGTGCGATTACCAATTGCTCCCATAGGAGATTTAACGGTATATTTATAAGTCTGACCACCATCTTTTGATGCCGAAAAAAACACAAATGGAATCATTGGGTCAGCAATAATAAATTGCTGATCTAAAATTATATTTATACCATCTTCAGTTAAAATGGGATCGCCATTTTCAGCTAACAAATTTATGTCTGAAATAAAATCATTAGCTTCTGCTATATTGCCTTGCAATAAATCCAAATGAAATCTATCCACGCGAATACGATTATACCCCGGAGGAACAAATGATCTAGATATTCTCATCCTCTTAATATTTTCACCATTATTAGTATATGTATTAGGGTCTAAAATATACATAATAGGATTTGCATAATCCCCAACATAATTTTGCCCATTAAAATAAGCTATCGTTTGAGCTGGATGTCTATTACCTGCCAACGTTTCTTCTTCATGCCATTTTTTAGTTTCATCTCGGGAAGGGTCACTTAGGGTCACATTATAAACCCAAGTATGATTTGCTGCTGTGAAATTCATACGATAAAATATCATACTATTTTCTCGCACTAAAAAAGCCCTACAATCTGACATCTGATTTGCTGCTATATAATTAGATAATTGCCGATCTAATGCATGATTGCTTATTGGTATTGGTTGCGTGCCACTCACCATCATAACAGAACCCAAACCATCTTTAGCTTGAGCTTGAAAAATCATAATATCAAAGCTAACAACTATACTCCCAATACAGGGAGTACCATATTCTATAAGCAAGGAATTATTACGTCTAAATGGTAAATTAGTGCCTATACCAGCGTTTTCCCACACTTCACAATAATAAGTGCTAAACAAAAATAATCTTCTATGTAATGTTCTACAAGCAACAATATTGCCCGGATGGGTAGTGATAGCCCCTTGTTGAAGCGCTCCAGTACTAGTGATGGTACTAATGGGAGTTCCATTACTAGTCAAGATAATTGGATTATTTGCTGTAGCATTCTGATAGGAGTTAGCAACCTGAATATGAGTAGAATCAATATTAATTGCATAATATGTAGTAGAATTATTTAAAGGAGCTGGTAAGGTGCCTGTAGTAGATAAAGTAAAAGATACACCTGTTTGATAATTTGCCGTATTAGTTAAAATTAACCAATTATTTGCAAAATCAGCCATAAATACTTGGCTATCTGGGCCCCACACTAAACCTTGATTAAATTGCGATAATTGAAATGTATTAGTATTTCCAGAAGCTACGACAAAAAAACCATCTAAATAAGTAACATCAACTGGAAATTTCGGGAAAGAAGTATCTGTAATTGGTGTAAAAATATTCGCAACAGTATCCCAAATATAACCATTCGAACCATCTACAAAAATTATCTGAAAAGTATTGGCGTCTATCCTAGCAAGACCGACTAAAGTATTGATAGTGCCCAATAATGAAATTATTCCATTTGCGCTATATTTATATACTGAATTTCCTATCACATGATATTCATCTGCATTAAATACAAATTGCCCTCTAAATCCACCTCTCGCTCCGGGAGATGTCAAATTAGGATTTAATAATCCCGAAGTACCAATCAATGCTTTGGGTTTTTTGCCAAGAACATCTATATATTCAAACATATTGACAGTGCGCTCCGCGTCAATACCCGGCACGATTTGGTCATTATAACTACCTACTATATCAAAATCTTTTAATTCATTAGGCATTAATAACTCAATATATTAGGCCAATAAAATGGTTCTGGAGCTGTCAATACAACACTAGGTCTTATAGTCAAATCAGTTTCATTACTGTTTTTGAGTATATTATAATAATCCTGATATTTATCTTCAGACTGTGGCATCCAATTAGAAGATGGATAATATTGTGAAAAATCACGAGCTATCGCATACTTAAAAAATCCATAATAAAATGGCGGTAATTCGCCTAAAGTATCTTGATTGCCCAACTGATTAATCATGCTTTTAACTTGAATAGAATATTTATAAGGCTGATCAGGAATTGGATATACAGTTATAAAACTTTCCTGAGGTTGTTTATCTAAAAAAATAAAGCCCGGACGAGCAAATAAATTATTTTGCCGTACAACATTCCAATATTGAGCCTTATTAATAATTCTTAAAGGGTATATTAAAGCTGGTGTAATTAATTCAGGAACTGGAAAATCATTTTGAGAGGTAATTATTTGCGTACCTGTACCAGTTCCATTGCTCGTTAGAGTGATATATATCCCAGCCTGAGCATTGGCTAATGTAGTTGCAAGTAATAAATGATTAATATCTACATTAATTACATAATATGTAATATTGGGCAGTAATGGTGAGGATAACGTACCATTGTTAGTTACACTAACTACAACAGGCGTACCCGTAGGAAAGGCTCCTGTATCAGGCAATATCAATTGACTATTGATCTGATAATTTGTGTAATAATCACTAGAAAATGGTTCTGGAATAGAGCCAGATGCTGGCACTTCATAATTGGCAAATGATAAATCGACCACGCGATCAGCCGTAATATTGGCTGGTATCATATCAGATATAGAATAAGTACCTTTTCCCACTGTAAATACTGAATGAATAGTAGTTAAATATGGTATATAGATACTATCTGATGATAATTTATCAATTAATTCATTAACCAAATCTAGACCAGTAGACAACATATAGGCATCAGGCGTTTCATCAACGCCTAATTCGCCAATAAGATATAATGCATTTACTATCACATCATTAACAGTTCGAACTAATTGAGCCATAAAATTCTCAATATTAATCTACAGGGAAAGCAACTTTATCCAATCCAGCCGTTAATTCCCTAGCAAATTCTTGAGCATGATGCCCATTGTTACACATATATGCATTAAATTGCTGAGCTGCTCCATTTAATCTAGGATGTTCTCCTGCATGTCTACCTTGCTCATTTTGAACTTTTCTTACAAAAGCATTTCTTTGACTATGCTCATTTTCAAAGTTCTTTTGTCTTGCGTTTGCGATATGGGATTCTTTCCCCATCCTTCCGTCGTATCTGTCTTTCATCTGGATTCTCCTTAGAATCTGCAATCTCTTTAAAATCTTTAGCTTCTTTATCTGTATAAAACCACATTTTAGACAAAACTAACTCTTTGGCTAATTTATTATCTACAACACGCATTCCATGTCTTGGATGATAAATACAGCATAAAAAGTTAGTCTCCATGTCATCACCTCTTATGATAGCACTTTAACGGCATATTGTGGATGCCATAAAAACCCACATAAAATGTCTATACGCATTTGGTTTTGATATGAAAGCATATCACCAGATTGAGTAATAGCTAGAGACAAACCAGTTTCTGGATCAACAGCTACACTAGCATATGGAACTTGTAATTTATACAATGGTGGGCAAACTATATCCAGAGCACGAGCAGGATAAGCTACATTGACATTATAGTTTGGCACAACAGTAACAACCGCCCCAGATGGTATAGGATTGCTAACATTTTGCAATGGACTACCACTATCACTAATAATTGATGGTGAAACGACTATTGCAACAGTACCACCAGCAGAATCAGCCGGTTGTTGTACTACAAATTGCATATTTTGACCAGTTCCTGCAAGACTTAAAGGATTGGTGCTATATACACCAGCAATAGAAATTAAATCACCAGGCAAGAAATAATTGGTTGAGGTAGTTGCTCCAG